AAGCTATAGCAATGGCTTTGGTTTTCGGATAAAATTAGGACAATATTATGGCAAATCCAAATTTAGTAAATGTAACTTCGATATACGCTAACAGTATAAATGGAGCTTTAACAACTACAGTAACAACTGATTTATTAACTTGTGCAAGTAACAAGCTAATAAAAATTAATAGCATTATTGTTGCAAATATAGACGGTACAAATGCAGCAACCGTAACAATGGGTGTTATTAAAAGTGGTGGTTCAGTAGTTTTATTTGCTTCAACTATTTCTGTTCCAGCAGATGCTACCTTAGTATTGATAGATAAAAATTCAGGTATCTATCTTGAAGAAGGAGACATCTTAGAAGGTGGTGCAAGTGCTAACTCAGACTTAACTTACACCATTAATTACGAAGAACTAGATGACGCATAAGGAGTACGAATATGGCTCATTTTGCAGAACTTAATAACAGCAACGAAGTATTACGAGTAGTAGTAATATCTAATGAAGATGTAAATGCTAATGGTGGAGACTACTCTACTGAAGCTGAAACATTTGTTTCTACAATCGTTCCACATTCAAGTGGTGGCAACCAATGGAAACAAACTTCTTACAATGGAAATGCTCGTAAACAATACGCAGGTATAGGTGATACTTTTAATGCTAGTAAAAACAAATTTATATCACCAAAACCTTTTCCATCTTGGTCACTAGATTCTAATGACGATTGGCAAGCACCAGTACCTTATCCAAAGATTACAGAAATAAGTTCTAATCTTGTTTTAATATTTTGGGATGAAGATAATCAAAAATGGACAGGTAAAGTGGATTCAACTAATTATGACTGGGATGCTACTAATCTGCAATGGAATGAGGTCTAACTATGGCTAGTTCTAATGGCGGAATAGTTGGTGTCGATAATCCACCAGTTGAACAACCAGTAGTTATAACAACTTTTAACTCTAGTGGCACTTTAACAACTGCTTCCTATACAACTGCTATTGAATACTTAATTGTTGCTGGTGGTGGTGGCGGTGGTTCTCGTTTCGGTGGTGGCGGTGGAGCAGGTGGCTATAAAACTAATGTTGGTGGAACTCCACTTACAGTTACCGCATCAACAGGTTATACAGTAACAATAGGAGCAGGTGGTGCAGGTGGTGTTGCTAGTGGTAGTTCAGGGACAGGTGGAGCAGGTTATGGTGGTGCAGGCAGTAATTCTGTGTTAGCAGACATTACCTCTACAGGTGGCGGATCAGGTGGTGCTGGAGACTCAGAATCAATGAGTGGAGTTACAGGTGGATCAGGTGGTGGAGGTGCAGGTAGATTTGCGACTACAGGTGGATTAGCCTCTCCATCAGGACAAGGAAACAATGGCGGTAATGGTAGTGGTACTCCTTTAGGTGGGGATGTTTTTAGAGGTGCTGGAGGTGGTGGTGCAGGAGCAGCAGGTAGCAACTCAACAGGTACAGACAATACTGCAAATGGAGCAGGTGGTGTAGGTTTAGAAAACTCAATTACTGGTTCTCCTGTTTTTTATGCAGGTGGCGGAGGTGGAGCAGGTGGAGCTATTGCTCAAAGTACAAACTCAGCAGGTGGTAATGGTGGTGGCGGAGATGGTTCATGCACAGGTGCAACTACAGGTTCAGATGGAACAGCAAACACAGGTGGTGGTGGAGGTGGAGGTGCATACATAGCTCCTAACAACCAAGTTGGAAAATCGGGCGGTTCAGGAATTGTTGTTGTTAAAGAACCAGCAGGACCTTATTTAGCATCAGGTGTATGGGATATGAACGCTCTTTACGATAATGTAAAGGCAGGAACATGGACAAGTTAAAATGCCTAGATTAATCGGATCAGCACAAACCGTTACAACAAATGCTGCACAAGTAACAACATTTAATTCAAGCGGAACATTTGCACCAGTAACATCTACCTTTGATGCTCTAGTAATAGCTGGAGGCGGAGGCGGTGCTGTTGAAAATGTTTCTGTAGGTGTCGGTGGTGGAGGCGGTGCAGGTGGTTTTAGAGAAGTTACAGGCATCTCATCCCCAGGTTCGCCAACACCAATTACAGTTGGAGCAGGTGGGGCTGGAGCAGGACCTAGTGGCGCTCCTGGCACAAATGGAGCTGACTCCGTAGTTGGTAGTGTTACTTCCACAGGCGGAGGAGGTGGCGGCGGAGCACCAGGATCAAGAACTGGTGGAACTGGTGGATCAGGTGGCGGAACTGCTTTAGCTAATCAATGGCTACCCGAATACAACGATTCATCTACGCCCACAAATGGTAATACACCCCCTACATCACCAGCACAAGGAAATCCTGGTGGTAATAGAATGAATGGTGGATCAAATGTTTCAGGCGGTGGAGGTGGAGCAGGAAGTGCAGGTCAAATTGGTGGAACTGCAACAAGTCCATCAGCCCCAGGAGCATCAGGAGTTGGTAATGGCGGTAATGGTGCGCCCTCTACTTATTCAGGATCAGATGTAACTTATGCAGGTGGCGGTGGTGCTGCTGCTCAAGGCATACCACAACCACAAGGCGGTCCTGGTGGTGGCGGAAATGGTGGTTTATATACACCATCGGGTGCTAATGGAACTGCTGGAGCAGCCAATAAAGGTGGTGGCGGTGGTGGTGGAACTAATCAACCTGGAACTGGAGCATCAGGAGCAGGTGGTTCAGGAGTCGTTATTATTAAAGAACCAGCTTTTAAAACAGCATCAAGTATGTGGGATTTAAGGCAAGTGTTTAGACAAGTTAAAGCTGACGATTGGCCAAGCTAACAACAACCTATCTTTTAAAATACATCTAATTTATACTAATCTCTTAAAAGAGAGAAGATGAACCTAAAATATTATTACTGGTACTTTCAGTCCGTTATACCCGAAAGAATATGTGATGATATAGTTCGTTATGGTCAAGAGCAAGATAAACAAACCGCTCTTACAGGTGAAGCTGGTAGAGATAATAAAAAACTTACCAAACTAGAACTTAAAAACATTCAAAAGAAAAGAAAGTCTGATGTTGTATGGATGTCAGATAGATGGATATACAAAGAAATACAACCTTACATACACCAAGCAAATGCTAACGCTGGTTGGAATTTTGAATGGGATTGGTCAGAGTCTTGTCAATTTACCGAATATAAAAAAGGTCAGTTTTACGATTGGCATTGCGACTCTTACGAAGAGCCTTATGATAATCCTGAAAATCAAAATGTACATGGTAAGTTAAGAAAACTTAGCATGACTGTATCGCTTACTGATCCTAATGAATATGAAGGTGGTGATTTAGAGTTTGATTTTAGAAACACAGACGAAGGCTCACAGTCAAGAATATGTGAAGAAATTAGAAAGAAAGGTAGTGTAATTATCTTTCCATCTTTTGTTTGGCATAGAGTCAAACCAGTAACCAAAGGAATACGACACTCCTTAGTGTGTTGGAATTTAGGATATCCATTTAAATGAGTTTTAAGAAAAATAAATACCAAGTAATCAAAGGTGCTATATCAAAAGAACTAGCCGATTTTTGTTATCAATACTTTTTAAATAAAAGAGCAGTAGCAAGACATTTATTTGATGAAAACTATATATCACAATTTACTGAATATTTTGGTATTTGGAATGATAAACAAATACCTGAAACTTATTCTCATTACGCAGATATAGTTATGGAAACTTTATTGCAAAAAGTAAAACCAATTATGGAAAAAGAATCAGGTGTAAAGCTAACTGAAACATACTCATACGCAAGAATTTATAAAAAAGGTGATGAGTTAAAAAGACATATAGATAGACATTCTTGCGAGATATCTACCACCATGAACTTAGGTGGTGATGATTGGCCTATATTTCTAGAACCATCAGGCGAAGAAGGTAAAAAAGGCGTAGAGGTAAATTTAAAACCAGGCGATATGCTGATGTATCGTGGATGCGATCTAGAGCATTGGCGTGAATCATTTAAAGGTAAAGATTGCGGACAGGTGTTTTTGCATTATAATGATGCTAGTGGCGAAAATGCCGAAAGCAACAAGTATGACGGTAGACCTATGATTGGATTGCCAGCATATTTTAAAGGAGCTTAATATGGATATATTAATACCATTAGTAATAGTAGCAGTAGTTTTAGCTTGGTCTGTAAAAAAATTCAAACCTGAGCTTTGGGATCAAGTAGTTTCTAAATTTAAAAAATAATATGATTTGGTGCAACAATGGACAAGGAGCAAAAACAGCATGATAGCTTAATAGTCTGGTCGGCTATTGGTTTTTTAGTGACTTTGGTTATTGGTTTGTCTGTAAATGTTAGCGCTCAATCTTCTCAACAGTCTGGTACAGCTTGTACCAACGGTTCTCAGTATTGCGAAAACAATAGTTTAAATACGGTAAATAATACGACTACATCTAATACAAACGTAAATACCAACACAAATTCCAACACAAATTCCAACACGAATAGCAACACTAACGTATCGACTAACACAAACAATTCGACTAACACAAATTCCAACACGAATGTTTCGACTAACTCCAATACGAATGTAAACACTTCGACCTCAAATAACACTAATACAAATAGCAACGTCAATACTTCGACTTCTACATCTAATTCAACGGTTAATTCAACCGTTAATCAAAATGTTACAAATACCAATAATTCGACTTCGACCAGCTCTAATACAAATCAAAACACCAATATTAATCAGTCAACCTCAGAATCAAATGTCACAACCGATAATCGAAACGTAAACGAAAATAATACTAAATCTGATAATACAAACCGAAATATTAACGAATCTAATTCTACTCAAACTATTAACCAAAACGTCAAGAGCGAGGCTCCTCCAGCGTCAGCGATAGCTCCAAGCATTATGTCCTATTCGCAAGATCTTTGTACTGTAGGACGCTCTGGTGCTTTCCAAGGGCAGGTATTTGGTTTTTCAGGGGGAAAGACTGTAAGAGATGAAAATTGTGAAAGATTAAAACTTTCTAAATATTTATACGATACTGGTATGAAAGTGGCATCAGTATCTATTCTTTGTCAAGATCCTAGGGTTTTTAATGCTATGGAGATGGCTGGTACTCCTTGCCCATACAAAGGTAAAATTGGTAAAGAAGCAACCGTTGCTTGGAAAGAAAATAAAAGAGAAAGGCCTGATTATAAAGTATGGTATAAAGAAAAAGTTCAGCGCTGCAAGCAAGTTTGGCACTCTTCTACTCAAAAGAAAAGAGAATGTATCGCTGCTTTAAAATAATATGTTGTTTATTACTTACAAGTAATTTATCAGCTCAATACATTTATGAATCAGGACAAGACTTATATCACCTACAAACAAACGCCAACAACTTTGAGGGTGAGTTAGCATACTCAGTATCAGATGATGGCATTTCTCCTGCAATTGATCTTTCTTTTAATTTTACTTTTTATGGCTCTACATTTAGCCAAGCAAGGATGGCAACGAATGGATGTTTGCATTTTGGCGCTAGTGGTAGCTATTGTAATGACTATACTCCTGACCCTATTAACGGGCAACACACCTATACCATATACGCTTTCTGGACCGATTTAATTAGAGACAACAATTCTCGTATGAAGTCTTGGGGAGACTCAAGCAAAATGATATTCGGTTGGTATGATCTTAGAGAGTACAACAGAAGCAATACAGACAACAGTTTTGAAATAATACTATGGAACAACAACTCGTTTGATCTTCGTTATGGCCATCTAAATATTATTAATCATGATGTATTAATAGGTGAAGTAGGATCTAAAAAAGAAGACTCATACACTTACTACTATCATGATGAATGCAGTACAGGTACGACCAACTCGTCCTCTTGCGTCAATAAAAATTGGAATGCAACATCTATCAATACCACGTTAGAAAATGGTGGATCTTTATATGGCTCAGGTAGTGGCAACGGTATTGATTGTAGCAATCCTCTTAATGATGCCAGCTGTTCTGGGTATGCCGATGCTTATTTATCGCAACAATGTGGTATTGACCAGCTTTATTCTGAATCATGCCCTTATTATTGGGAAGCATATGATGACCAGCAATGCGATTTAGATCCTCAGTATGGCCCATTCTGCCCTGGCTACAGTCAACAAGAAGACGTAGGTTACTTTCAAGAAGATGAGTTTGATTACGGTTATGAAGAAGAAGAACAGTTTGGCTACGAAGAAGAACCGATGTTTGAAGAGTTTGTATTTGAATTTGACGAACAGCATTTTGAAGAACAAGAGTTTATGTTTGAAGAAGAAATAATCTTTGAAGAAATGTTTCGTCAAGATGATTTTGTAGATCCATTTCCCTTAATACCAAATTTTGAAATGCCGAGTGAAGAAATATTTATTCCTGTAGAAGATTTAATTATTGAAGAGTTTATTTTTCAAGAAACATTTTTAGTAGAAGACTTTAGAGAGCCTGAAACTTTTATTGAGCTAGAAACTATTGAAGAATTAGAAGAATGGTTTGAGGAAGAAACTAGAAGAGAAGAAGATATTGCAGTATTAGAAGAACCAGAAGAAGAGT